ACTTCTGGTTCAAGTGGTATAGCAGGAACTTCAGGTTCTAGTGGTGAATCTGGTAGTTCAGGATCATCGGGGATAAGCGGAACTTCTGGTTCATCTGGTAGTTCAGGTACATCTGGAGAAGCTGGGGCAATTGGTGGAGCAACATACTGGTTACATAATGAAGTATCTGATAGTACTGGTTATGAACGACTTAGACCAATTCCAAATAATGATCCACAAGATATGGATTGTGTGAACTTAAAACTTAGTGATGGAGAGATATTAATTGATCAGTATGTTACTGATACTGGAGTTCCAAATCTTGGAAATTGGGATGCTGGAGTATGGTCATTTAAAACATATCTAACTGTTAATAATCCATCTGGTGTTACTAAAGTTTTAATTAAGGTATATGAGTTTACAGATACTACATCAAACCTCTTATTTCAAACATTAACTCCTGAAATAAATGTCGGAACACCTACTCTATATACAACCGAAACTACACAAGGCGATTTTTTAGTTGATCCTGATTCAAGATTAGAAATTAGATATTATGCATTAACTACAGCTGCTTCAGATAGACAAGTTTGTTTATATTATGAGGGAACGGAGTACTATTCAAGAATCACCACTCCTTTAGCAACCGCTCCTGGAAGTAGTGGGTCAAGTGGAACTTCAGGTTCAAGTGGGGTAGCTGGAACTTCTGGTTCAAGTGGTACATCAGGATCATCTGGTGCTACAGGTACAAGTGGTTCAAGTGGTATAGCAGGAACTTCAGGTAGTTCAGGAGATAGCGGAACTTCAGGTTCAAGTGGTACATCAGGATCATCTGGTGCTACAGGTGCTACAGGTACAAGCGGTTCAAGTGGGGAAGCTGGAACATCAGGTTCATCAGGAACCTCACCATTAGAAGGAGATTTAGCAGTTGTTCAAGTTAGAAGGTCAACTGATTATACATTAACAACATCTTTTACAGATATAGTTTTTGACATAACTGATGTTGAAAGTGAACCAGATATTATTTCTCATGATAGTACAAATACTGAAAGAATTAATATTAAAGAAGACGGTTTATATATGATAACTTATGCTGCTTCAATAGATGCTGACGCAGATGAGAATCAATTCGACTTTCGTGCTTTATTAAATGGAATAACTGTTATTCCTGGAAGTGAAAGAATAATTAGTGAAGATGACGAGACAAATGATGCTGGAAATGTTTTCTTCTATGACATGACCGCCGGAGATTATTTTACATTTCAAGCAATTTCAGATGGTGGAGCAAATATATTAATACCAGAAAGTACTTATGCTATAATGAAAGTTAGTGGTATAAAAGGTGATATAGGATCTGCTGGTACATCAGGAACCAGTGGGATTCAAGGACCACCTGGATCAGGATCTACAATAAATGTTAAAGAGGATGGATCATTTGTTGCAGGAAATCCATTTGAAGTATTAAATTTTGAAAATATGAGGGTTACTGCTGATTCTACAAGTCAGGTAACCATTGAAAATATATTTTCAGAAAAGATGGCAGTAGTTCAGGCAAGAAGATCAACAGCTTATACTTTAACTGTTGCATATGTAGATATTACTTTTAATCAAACAGATGAAGAATCTGATGATGATATAGTTGAACATGATAATTCAAACACAGAAAGAATCAATATAAAAGAAGATGGGACTTATCTTGTCAGTTATGATTTTAATATTGATGCTGCATCACTCACACAATGGGAACCTTGTCATGCTAATGCACAAGTAGAGAAAAATGGTGCTACAGCACTTAATGGTTCACATTCAAAAGTAACAGCAATTTACGATGATTCAATTGATGGCAGTCCATATATTTATAACCATTTAAATAATAGCTTTATTGCAACATTAACTAGCGGAGATTACATTACAGTACAATTAAAGTATGAAAGTTTTACTGGAGATACTGGTGTTAATGGTACATTCAAAGTTCTTAAATTAGATGGAGTTAAAGGAGCTGATGGGGCACAAGGACCAGCAGGTTCAGGTTCTACAATTAATATTAAAGAAGATGGAGTAATTGTTTCTGGAAGTCCATTTGAGACATTAAACTTTACAGGTAATCTTAACATTACTGCTGATTCTACATCTGAAGTTACGATTGATTCTACTTCTGGTTTATCTGTATTTGGAAGTGAATATGGATATGCTTCTTCTGATGGAGAAAGTTCTACGAACAGTGATGTTCCACAAGAAAAAGTTAGTCTATCAAAAACGAGTTTGCCAAGTGGTGATTATCATATTGAGTGGGGGTTTGAATTTTCTAAAGATAATGATAAAGATTGTATATTTAATGCTCGAGTACAAATTGATGATGCAACAGATATTGCTGAAATGGGAGGCAACTCTACAAGCAAGTGGGACGATAGTTATTGGTATCCAATGTCAGGTTTTTATGAAGCAACTTTAAGTGGTGATGTAGACATAGATCTTGATTATTGGGATGTGGGAACTACAGGAGTAAACATCAGAAGAGCAAGATTAACTATTTGGAGAGTATCATAATGAAAGGTAGATGATTTATGAAAAATTTGTGTGGGAAATGTGATGTTTGTTGTGTAATATATAGAATAGATAAAAGTGAATTGTTTTGGAGAAATACAGATAAACATAAACATGAAGTTTGTGATAAACTTGTTAATAATAGATGTGTAGTATATAAAAAACGTCCCAAAACATGTAAGCAATATGAATGTTTGTGGATTCAACTATCTAAAAAAATTAATAAATTTCCTTTAAAATGGAGACCAGATAATTTAGGATTAATGGCTAATACATCTTACAATAAAGAGGGTACATTTCTTTTTAATATAGAGGAACTTGAAAAAGGAAAAATAAATTTTAATAATCTAGATCCAGAAATAGATTCTTTTTTAAAGAAAATATTTGAATTAGAAAAACAACAGAAAGAGGATACTCAAATTGTGATATATTTATTTGGTCAGAATAAAGGACATAGAATATCACAAAATAAATAAGGAGCAGTATAATGTCAGAAAAATATACATATAGTATTACAACAGATTTTTCTAATCATAAAGTCAATATTGGCAAATTAAATCAAGCGATACGATCTTCATCTATAACTACAGCTTTAGATTATATAAACTCAAATCAAACAGAATGTGATATATGGTTTAAAGATGAACTGTCAACATTAGATTCAACAACAACCCTACCTGCTGTTATTGCTGCTCATGATGGTGAACCTCTTCCGGAATATGCAGCGCCAACAATGGACGATGGTAGACCCCTTGTAAGGGCTGATTCAAGACCATTAGACACAGAAACATATTTTACCATGGCAGGTGATGATAGTACTAGTATTGGCGGTGGAGTAGCAATGACATGGGATTTTTCAAATGATGATGATCTATATGAAGGTCCAGAAGTACCATCGGGTTTCAAAGCTAAAAAAATTTATATGACATTTCATTGTCCTGTGCATTTAAAAGATGGAACTGTATATTTCTTTAATGCTCCGTGGGGTTGTTATATGAGTATGTTTGTTGGAGTTCCTGCTAATTCATATTATCCAAATCCTGCTGGAAGTATTCCCGCATCTGCATTAGGATTACCGGGTAATGATATGTATGCATACACTATTGAAGATATGCCATATCAATGTTATCTTAATAGACATCATATGTATGGTGATTGCCCAATGGGAGATGAATTAAATGCAGAAGGTGCAGCAGTTAATGCTGTTCCAGTTGGTTGGAAAGTTTGTGGATTAATTGTAACACCTGATAGTGATAATGTAAGTAAAGGTTATGCCTCATTAGAGATGTATAGATGTCATACCATGTTATTACCTGGTCAGACTATAGAAAGTTTACATTCTTAAAGGAGAATAAGATATGATACATGGAGTAAAGGATAAACCAGTTTATGAACATTTTACCGTATCTGATAGTAACGGTAATTTGGTTTCTGGTATTGATACTACAGCATTTACAGTTTATACATATAATCCATCCGGAACTAATTTAGCTGGTTCGTTATCAGATTTCTTTACTGAGCTTGGGGATGGAAGTTATAAGTATACTTTTACTCCAGATGTAAATGGGGTCTGGTATGTTAATGTGACACACCCAACTTATTTTCCTTGGGGCAAAACTGATGATATATATGTTGATGATACTGATCTTTCTGGAATCTATGAAATTGTAAGAAAAACACTAGGTCTCGTTCATCACAATATATACATTGACGAAACTGTATTTGATGAGGCGGGAAATATGACTTCAGCGAGAGTAAGGATTTATTCTGATGCTGCATCAGTTGGAACAAATAGTAATGTAATAGAGAAATATTTATTAACAGCAGATGCAACAGTTTGTGGTCAGTTTAATTACTGGCAGCAAGTTGTAATACCATAATAAAAAAGGAACAAATAATAAAATGATAAATATAGCAACGCTTGGCATGTTCAAAAGTTGTTGTGGAGGATCTCCAGGAGGCGGAGGAGCACCACCATATAGACAAAATGCAGAAGAGCCTGTAACGCCAGTTATATTTATTCGTAACGTTAAGATGGTTACTATAAATTCATCTGAAGATTTATTAAGTAAAATACACATAAGACTCAAGGATAAAGATTAATGGAGGTCCTTTAAAATGTTAAAGTTAAATGTCAATCAAGAGAAACAATTAAATTTTGAAATGCAGATTGGTGGAGTTCAAGCCGATCAAGTATCTAGCTTTCTCAGAATTGAAATTGATGAAATTGAATATGGGTTTCCTGCGCAAGTAGGACAAGAATCAGTTACTGTCAATCTTCCTGCGTTAAGAACCGTAACTGCAAGGAAATTAAAAGAAGGCGAAGAAGTAAATGTAAAACTTGAAATTGTAGCAGATGGTCATTATCTAACACCATGGAAAGATACATTCACACTATCTAATCCATTAGTTATTGAAGCAAAAATTATAGATGATGACTTTAATCCAACACCTGCGTTTAAAACTAAACTTGTAACAAAGGGTAGTTCTGGAGATAGAGCTCAGGGTGTTGTGGTTGAAAAAGCTGAAGAAGTAAAAGTTCCGACTATAACTGAAACTGAAGATGAAATGACTGAAAAGATAGTTAACAAACTTGCAGAGAAATTAAGTTTGGTTTTTGAAAGTAGGACTGATAAAGTAGTTGAAAAAGAAAAAGTTGTTGAACCAAAACCGACTTTAAAGAAAATAGATGTAAAAAATATTACTGAAGAAGGTGTTTATGATTATATGGTAAGAGCGGGTACAAAAAATGAAAAAATTCAGAAACTTATTTATGAGCAAGCTGAAGTTGCAGCTGGTTCATCTGTACCTGTTGAGGTATTAAAGCAAGTTGTTAAAGTTTTGAAAAGTAAATAGTAACTGGAGGTAATGCCTTTGCGTGGTTGTATTAGGTTAATCTGGAGACTAAGACGTAAATACCAAATTAAGAGATATGGAGTTTGTAAGATACCATATAAACTAAAATACAAATAGCGAGAACTCGAACAATGGCTAATTTATTTCGACTAAGAAGAAGCGATCAAGGAACAGAAGGATTGTTTGTAGCTGGTGAGTTTCACTGTCGCACTCTTGAATTGCCTTGGAGATATAATAAAAGGCGGATATCTTGTATACCACATGGTGAGTATAATGTGGAAATAAGATATTCAAATAAATACGGTAGAATTTATTGGGTTAGACATGTTCCCAATAGAAGTTATATTTTGCTTCATGCTGGCAATTATGGCGGTGACAAAAGTAAACATTATAAAACACACACAATGGGTTGTATATTGTTAGGAAAAAAGAGTGGTTCTTTAGGAGGGCAAGTTGCTGTATTGAACTCAAGAGTTGCTCTTAGACAATTTATGGAATTTATGGAATATGAACCATTTACATTAAGAATACAGGAAGCGTTTTAGAAGGAGAAAATAAAATGGTAGGACTTGATATTATACTTGGTGGACTAACAGGCCTCATAGGAAATGCCTTTACCACTTGGTTTAAATTTAAGAATCTTAAGATGGAATTAACACATAAAGAAAAAATGGTAAGTCTTGAAACACAAGCTATGATTCAAGAATCTCAAATGCAAATCGAAGTAACTAAATCAAGAATTGAAGGTGAGATTGAATTAGCAGATGCTTCTGCATTTGAAACTTCTCAAAAGATTGGATCACAAAAACTTTTCCATGAAAAATGGATTGATATGATAATGGCAGCAGGAAAAGGAAAGTATACTGGATGGATATTCAAACTAATGGGTACTATGATAGCTGCTGCATTTTCGCTTGTAGATTGGTTAAACGGTATGATGAGACCCGCGCTTACATTATATCTTGTGGGTGCATCTTCATATATAACATTATTAGCTTGGAAAATTATGCAAACTCATGGTTTAAATATTAATGCTGATCAAGCTGTTGCTATATTTGGTCAAGTAACATCTACTATGATTTATCTTTCAGTTTCATGTGTAACATGGTGGTTTGGAGACAGAACAATGTCTAAGTTTTTACAACAACAAGGAGCCAAAAAAAATAAACAAATAAGTGCTCCAACTAGACCATCTGATGGAGGAGGTGGAGATGTGGATCTTTAAAAAGCAACCGCCACCGCCACAACCAATATATAAAAGAAAACCAATTGCGACCGTTGCAATTATTTTAACGATAGTTGCAACATTTGTATTAGGTCCAATTGGAGTTATATATAATAGTATGAGTGAAGAACTGAAAAATGTTAGAAGTAAAGTTGAAATTGTAGAGAAAGAAAAGGTCGATAATATTATTTTGAAAGAAACGCTTAATGATTTAAAAGTGGATAGAAGAGATAGAAATAAAAAAGCTGAAAAACGTGATGAAGCAATACAACAAAATCAGCAAGCAATTCAAAAAATATTAATAAGACAAGAATTAGCTGCCCCAAAAGGACTTAACATAACGAGTGAGGTTATAAAGAAAGAAAAATCTACTTTAACTCCAGAACAATTTAAGATGTATATGTCAATGTCTCCAAAAGTTCGAGATAAATATAGAAAGTATTTAAAAGAAACTGGTAAAGACGTTTCTGGTTTACCTAAATAAGAAAGGATTTATAATGGATTACAAAGAGAAGATTGTAGAATTATTAAAAGAGAATATGACTGAAAAAAGTTTTAAACTTTGGAGTGGAATTGATAAACATTTACCAGATATATGGAGCAAATTAACTGCATCCACCAGAAAGTATCATAGGAAATTAAATGGTGAAGTACAGAATATTGCAGAGCATACATATGACATGCTTTTTTCAGCTGTTAAAATATGCCGACTATTTGGCATTAATTTAAAAACAACCGATTTTGATAAAATCTTATTTGCCATAGTATTACATGACTCATTAAAATATGGTACATTGGGGTCGAGAAGGCATACAGATAATAAACATGATAAATATGCTGCAGATATGATCTCTGAAAATAAGAAAATATTTGAGAAAATTTTATCAGAAGAACAATTTTATATTATGGAAGAAGCTGTAAGATTTCATTCTGGAAGGTGGAGTACTGATGTTCCAAAAAATAAAGATTTTAGTTTTAAGGATTATAACCCGGAGACGCAACTAGTACATACACTTGATATGATGAGCTCTGCTGATCTAATTCAAACGGACATGAGGGAGTAATGAATGGCTACAGTTTTAACATCTTATTCACTAGTGGCAGAACTACAACATTGGTTCAACCATTTTGTGATAAACTCGAAAATTAGTAAATATCGAGTTCCCCCTCCTGTGGATATTCCGGAAACATACCTTGGTGAAAACTCATTTATTGATATGTTATTCAATAATGCTTATGAACGTGATTCATATGAATATAGATATATTACAGAAGAGAATCTATTTTGCATTCCACGAGTTGTATCTACAAGGATGCAAGTATATCCCGGATCTTCTCAATACCTTACTTTAGATTCTGATGGTTCAAACATTTTTAATTTACAGGCAGATGATTTTGCAACATTAGATGCTTTATTAGCATATCGAAACGATGGAACAGCACTAACAGTTATAGATTCAACTTCTGTTAGTTTTGATACAACAGCGGTTATTTTGTATGCAACTTTAGACATTCTTTCAACCGAGTTATCTAAAATGATATATTTATATTTAGTTTTAAAATTATATAATAGATTTGAAGAATATAACAACGAGTTATTAATCTCAACAGGAGGACTTATACAGACGTGTTATGAATCCTACCTTGTTGATCAATATTTCTGTTTTATGACAGAACAACGTCCCGACTTGTTATATGATTGTATGTAAGGAGATAAAATGGCGCATAACCTAGATGAGTTCTGGAAAATACTTAAGTCAATCCAAGGCGAATCTACTGATCTAACTGAAGCTATTGATGCTATAGCTAAAAATGAGAAAACAACATCTCAAAGATTAATGGATTTGGTTATTGATCAGATTGCACATAATTCTCCAGACTGGACAAGACTAAAAGGTTTTTTTAGAGATTGGTATGCCACTCATAGGACTGTAACTTCTTTCCAAGCCAATATATCTGATGTTTATGAAATACCTAATGATCAGTTAGATATAATGTTTAGAAGTTTTGGTTATGATCTATCTGCATTTTTAAAAAATCCAGTAAATAATGAATCTCCCGAAGAAAAAATTAATTTTTTCCTTGATTTAGTAAATCTTTATAAAAGAAAAGGAACCCCACAAACTCTAGTTGATGTTCTTCAGTATTATGGAATTGTCAATGTTGATATTTATGAACTTCAATTACAATTTGAAGAACGCGCAAGAAAAGATCTTACAGATTTAATTTTTAAAGGAAGTGTTACAGCTGGAACATCAAATGATAAATCACCACTTTATTTACCATTTGATTTCTTAACACAAAGAGACCCACATTGGTTTCAAACTGAAGCTCAAATTAAAAGATTGGTTACTGAGAATAAAATTAATTTCCCATCACAATCTCCATATTTTGCTGTTAAACCTATATTTGATGAAGAAGCAACTGATGCAGCTACTGGTATTTTAGTAAGGCAAGTTCAAGATCAGTACGAAACATGGAATGATAATGGACAACCAGATGAAGGATTAATTGCTACACTACCACAAGATGCGGTTATGTCAATTATAGGTGAGACTGTATCAATGTTAACTCTTTATTTGTCAAGTATTTATATATTTAATAAGGAGTTTAATGTTGGCGCTCCAGCTAGTAGATTTATTTGTTATGATGGAACTAATATTGACGCAATTGATATAATAACCGAATTCAGAAACATAACTGGAGAAGTTAATACTAGAGAACAATGGAAAATACAATGGGAACTTTATATTGATACATTTTCAAGAATCATCAGTAGTAACTTTTTACAAAATCATAATGATGCTGGAGATGTTTTAGCAATACTAAATCCATCAGTCAAAGCAAGTCTTGATGGTCTAGGAACTGATAATATTACTGTTTTAGGAACTCTATTAAGAGACTTAGGAGAATGGGTAAGATATAATATTAGCTTTGGTTTTATTAATATGAGTTATATATTGTTTGGCCTTGATTCATTCTTTTCTGAATTAAGCAATGTAATTGAATTCTTTAAACCATATAGAGCAAGAATGATTGCTCTTGAGACAATTCAATTCACAAATAGATTATTCAATTCAATTATAGTTGAAGATAAATTCTTAACTGATATTGAAGAGAATGTACATGATTTTTTGACTGGAGATAGTATACCATGCTGTGATTCAACTACATGTATTGATTCTACATCTACTGATTTACTTTATTCAAGAGAAACATATGACTGTGGTTCATATCATGATCTTGGTGCTGTTACTGATATGCCACAAGAAGTGTTCATTGAAATTAAAGATGATATTCACGATCCATTAAGATGCCCTAGATATTATGGTGATGGAACAGCTGCTATACATGCGGCCAGTAATCTTGGTGCGCCAAATGCTCCAATCGTTACATCTGAGTTACTAAATTATACATCTTTTGATATTATGGCTATTATGGAAGGGACTAATACTGTTAGCGGATCATTTGCAGAGACCCAAACTCCAGGTTATGCATTAACATTGAATATGTTTAATGAGAATGATCCAGTTGCATCAATATATAGTCATATAATTACAGATAAAAGTACTAATGGATTTACTGCATTATTTTCTGATGTAATGGATTCTCCAAATTATTCTGTATCATATGATTATGATAATTCAGATAACTCAGGAATTATAAATGTACCTGATGGTACTAATGTTATAACAGTTAATATCCCGCCACCTCCAGAGATAATTGATGATACATCATATACAGTTGCTATAAGCCTTTCTAATACTATAGATGCAAACCCATCATTATATAATTATTCAGTGATTGAACGGACACCAACTTACTTTACAGTTCAATTCTCAGGTGATATGGATTCATCAAATTATTATTTAGAATGGATTTTAATTCCGCATGATAAACAGGATGTTCTACCTTTAATGGAGGGGTGGACTTCAGTTACTATACCATTAAATCCTTTTGAAGTAAATGATGGATATGGACTTAGTATTGCACTGTTAAATACTGTGGATACAACTTCATCAATAATTCCTTTTATAGTAACAGATAAATCAATTAATGGTTTTACTGTAACATTTGATAGTCCAATAGATTCACCTAATTATCAGTTAATGTGGTCACGCCCGCTTAGTTCATCACTTCAATCTGCAGATTATAATTATTATCAAACTGGAGGATTTCAAAATTTCGATGGTGTTCCTGTATATGATTCAACTGCATATATTTATGTTGAGGGAACACAAGGTAGATTTGATTGTACTCATGGTTTTGATATGGTACAAATTGAGATTGAAGATACACTTGCATATCTCCTACAAGAAAATGGAAGTTATCTTCTACAGGAAGATGATTCAAGAATCTTTCTATAACCCCCCATAAGTTTCCAACCCATAGTTCGTTAAAAACTAATAACTAGTTAATATTCCAAGGATAATACGGTAGATGACTTTATTTTTTAGAACAAAATACAAAATCCTTTATAAATACATATTGAATAAGGAGAGTGTTTATGTCGCAGTTAAAAGAAGAAATATTAAAGCTGGCCAATGGTACTGTTTTAACAAATAAAGAGATTGCAAAAGTAGTTGGTTGTACCCCACGTACTGTAAATAAATATGCTGGAGGTTATATTGAAAGGTCACAAGCAAAAGCTAAAGTAGATGAGTCTTCGTGGGAAATCCAAAAAACTATATTACTTCCAGATATACATCATCCATATTATGAAGAAAGAGTAATGGATGCCGTTGGAGAATTTATTCTTGATTATGGTCCAGATGAAATTGTTTATATGGGCGATCAAATGTCCTTAGATTGTATTTCAGGATGGAATAAAAATAGACCTTTGTTAAAAGAAGGGCAAAGGTTAATGAAGGATTATAATAATTTTAATAAGGACATTTTAGAAGTGCATGAAAGTCTGACAGGTCCAGATACTCGTAAGATTTTTATGATTGGAAATCATGAACAAAGAATTGAGTGGTATTCTCAAATACATCCTGAGCTTGCTGAATTTATAGATGTTACTAGACATCTAAATTTACCAGAAAGAGGGTATGAGATTATTCCATTTAACGGAATACATAAGATTGGTAAGTTAAGTGTGATCCATGGTTATTACTGGAATAAATATCATGCTTCAAAGACATTAGAAGCATTTGAAGGGAATGTAGTTTATTCACATGTTCATAATCCTCAGATGTATGCAAAGGTTTCACCAGTAGATAGAAAAGGTTATCATATGGCAACATCACTACCATGTCTCTGTAACATTAAACCTGACTATAAACAAAATGCTCCAAACTTCTGGATAAACGGATTTGGTATTGTTGAACATCTACCTGCTACGGGATATTTCAATATTTATACGATTATAATTATTGAAGGATCATTTATGTGGAATGGTACATATTACGGAAAAAATTTATAACAAAAAAAGCGGGGTAAGTCATCGCTTATCTGGAACGGCTCCCAAGCGACTTGGCTTTAGGAAATCCCACAGATATAGCACCCCACTTCTCTTGATTGTTTACTTAGTTTAAACTCCATCGAGCAGGCTCTTGTGAAGTTGATAATGCTCTAGTGAGTTGTTCAGTTGTTTCTCCGAACTTTAATTCTCCGCCAGAAGGATTTAAACTAATCCATTTATAACTTTTGATCTGATGATCAACTCGATTAAATATTTCTGCATCGGTCCATCCTCCACTGAATTTTCCCTCAGTCCAAGTTTCCATCTCTTGACCATTAAGATCAACAATTGCCATTTTGATCCCTTGCATCTCCGCATTTTTATCAATAGATATAAACTTGACAGTTGCCATTCCCACAATCACTCCTAAAATAACTAGGACTGCAAGAATTTCAACTAGAGTGAAACCCTTTTGATTATTGGGATTCATGACAACCTCCTTTCAAATAAATTAGATAATAAGTTTTATTCTATCACTTATTAATATATATAGTAAGAACAAACATAAAAGGGAATTCCCGCACGATAGACCAACAGACTTTAAGCAAATATTGAGGTTCTAGTCTGTAACCTGTAAAGGAGACACTATCATGACATATAAAGACAATTTCGTAGCCGAAGTAAAATGTAATGGCAAAATCCTGAGAATTAGGGATGGAGCTGTTCACCTACCTTATGGAAGTGAGTATACACTTCTTCTTAAAAATCTTAATTCAAGAAAAGTATCTGTAAAAGTTCACGTCGATGGACAAGATGTTTTGGATTATAGTTCTCTTATTCTTGAACCAAATTCTAGTACTGAACTTGAGGGATTCCTTAACGGTACAGTTGCCAGAAATCGTTTTAAGTTTATTCATAAAACAAAACAAATTCAAGAACATAGAGGTGATAAAATTGACGATGGTTTAATTCGAGTTGAGTTTGCATTTGAAAAACTACAACCTGAAACTGTTAAAAAAACAATTATTCATGAATATCATGATTATCATTACCATCACCCAAGACCATATTATCCAAGACCATATTGGAATTACGATGGTTGGTTTAGTGGCGATTCAGAGGTGATATATGGTTCAACTGCTAAAGATCAGACATCATTTACAAACTCAGCAGGTAATGGGTTAGATGGAATAAAAGCTGAAAATTGTGTCAGAGGAGTTAGTGAACAAAATGTTAATATTAATATGGTACAAAGTTCATCTCTTGGAGTTGAATCTCTTGGTCAACCTTTAGATGATGAAGGTATTACTGTCAAGGGGTCTGAGTGCCATCAATCATTTAGATATGGTATAATTGGAGATCTGGAACAAGCACAGGTTATTACTATTCAACTGAAAGGTATGAGCGGTGGAGGAAGTCAAGTTCAACAACCTGTAACTGTAACTACCAAACTTCAATGTCCAACCTGTGGAATAAAATCTAAATCATCATTTAAATATTGTCCTTCTTGTGGAACATATTTAGAATAATAGAAAAACGTGCGGGTTTAACCGGAGGATACTAGAACTTTTTAGTATCCTCCTTTTTTACGTCATTTTTTAGTTCTAAACCTCCTGAATAATAAGAACAAAATATAAAGTAAATCACCACCGTTTAGAAGGGATAAAATATGAAAAAGAAAATTGAGACAATAGAGATTGTTGCTAAAGATTTTTATGGGGACAATTGTTTAGATGATTCAGTTGGTAGTCGTAATGGAATAAAAAAAGGAAAACCAGAAGGTTACGTTAAGATTTATGAGGTGGATGATTCCGGTAACAGAAAATTACTTGGGAAACATAATCTAGTCCTTTATATTGGAAGAGAGACGTTGGCCCAAAGATTAGTTAATGTAGATAATCCAAATGTTTTATCTACAAAAGATGAATTTATTAGTTGGTTAGGTCTTGGAGATGGTGGAGTTATTCCAGGAGATCCATTGAATCCTTCACCCCCAACTTTAACAGATACAGCATTATCATCTCAAATTATGATTACAGCAACGGATTCATCTGCTGCTGATTATCATACTGTAGATCCTAGTCATCCAGAGGAAGGTTATTACAAAATTCCATTTGACTCAGTTGAATTTGAACAGGATGTACTTAATGATGATAGATGGATAGTACTTAGAATTGTAACTACAATTACCGCTGACTATGCAAATAACGAACAATTGAGCGAGGCAGGATTGTTTACCGCTGCTTCTTCCTTGGGAAGTTACGCTGGACAATTTACAATTTTTTCAAGAGTTACTTTTCCATCAATTGTTAAAACATCTGATCGAAGACTCATCTTTTCTTGGTTCTTATATATGTAAGTTTTAGAAAGAATCATAAAAAGATTATAGACCTGGAGAGAAAGGAAGATAAAGAATTATAGAGATTAATATTATTTAACTTAGAGAAAAATAAATTAGGAGGAAAAAAACATGGCAGCAAATGTCTCGCCAGGAGTTTTTTCAAAAATTATCGACCTTTCTCAATTCGTACAAGCTGTACCTTCAACAATTGGTTTTATTGCAGCACTTAATGAAAAGGGTGAAGATAACGTTTTAAAATTTATTGGTTCAAGAGCCGACTATATTTCAGAATATGGAGAACCAAATATTGCGACATACGGCAAAAACTATGGACAAGGTCCATATTGTGCGTATAATTATTTAGGAGAATCAGGAGCTCTTTTTTACATGAGAGTTCTTTCTGATAATGCTACATACTCAAATATAAGGATTGATGCAACAGTTAATCCCGCTGACTCAACTGCTGGTATGCAAATTACATTTGTAGAAGGTATGAACACAGTTGATGAGCTTGAGACTAATTTAGCACAAGACGGTAATGCATACCCAATTTGCTTCTTATATCCAATTGGAAGAGGACAATGGTATAACAAAATAGGTGTAAGATTAACGGAAGTATCTAACCCAACTGTTTGGGATCAATACATTTTAGATGTCTATGAAAGACAATCTGATGGGCAAGATGCTATAATTGAATCGTTTGAAGTTTCATTTGAGAAAACAGCAAAAGATAGTGCGGGCGATTCAATCTGGATTTTGGATGTTTTAAATACATATTCAGCAATCCTTAAAGCAGAAATGTATTTTGATAAGGATACAGATCGTCTCTCAGCTGGATATGATGAAAATATCAGAACTTATGATAAAGATATTGATACTAATATAAGAGTTACCTTAACTGCTGGTTCTGCTGATCTCACAGATATCAAACAAGACTTCTCTGATTGGGAAGGAACTGGTACAGGTGATTATGTTATTATTGCTAAAGATGCCAGAGGAACTGAAATCTGGGGTTGGTGTGGAGCTACTGCTGGAGCGGATGATGAAGAAATTACAGTCTATTCTGAAATATCATTAGCAACACAATCATGGAATGGATCTGTAGTAGATTTTGATGATGCATCTGATATTGAATATCGCATTAAGAAATCATATGGTTCAGTTGCTCAAGCATTTACATCAGCTGACCCTGTGCCATTAAGAAAAGGAAGTGATGGCGATCTATTACAAGATGATGGTTCTTTAGAAACTGCTGAAGCTGTACAACTTCTAAATCAAGCATATAATGGTATCATTGATGATAACGTACTTGATACTGAAAACACTTACTTCTCAATGGTATGGGATTGTGGTTACCCAGCCGATGTTAAATCTGCAATCAGTACATTATGTCAAACAAGACGTGACTGTGTTGGTATTCTTGATAATGGGGATAATGCAAGTGTTAATCTTGCCCTTGCTACAAGAAATAATACCAATACATTTAATAATTACTTTGTGGCTCTATATGAATCATACAATAAAGTATTTGACCCATTTACAGGACAAGATGTGTGGTTCTCACCAGTTTATCATATGTCATATATCCTACCAAGAAATGATACTGTGGCTGAACTTTGGTTCGCAGCAGCTGGTTTCAATAGAGCAGCAATTGACACAATTAAAGAACTTCGTTATAATCCAAGACTTGGACAAAGAGATCAACTATATCTGAAGCAACTAAATCCAATTGTTAAATTCAATCCTGGGTATGTTGTTTGGGGGCAGTTAACATCTCAAGCAAAAGCAAGTGCTTTACAAGACTTGAATATTGTCAGACTTGTTCTGTACATCAAGAGAGCGTTTGAAGATTTCTGTCGTTTCTTCATCTTTGAACAAAACGATGAAATCACATGGTCTCTTGTAGCAGGTAATCTAGTTGACTTCCTTGAAGTGATTAGAAAGAAACGTGGTTTGACAAACTTCTCAGTAGATGTAGGTGCAACAGATTATGAAAGACGTACAAAGAAATTCCACGTCAACGTAACATTAGAACCTACAAGAACTGTAGAACAGATTGAACTGAACTTCTTTATTGTTTAATTTGACCAAAAAAATGAGTCTCTCAAGAGTAAATCCTGAGTGACTCATTTTCCGTCGTTATGGAGATAATGGTTTTCCCAATGGAACAACTGACAACGAATGTTTTAATGAACCATCCAACAACTTTGTAGTATATACCAAGTACGTTAGAGTGTCCATTTTCTTGTCATAAAATCTAGCAATTTTCATTACCTTTGATCCAATAGATTTTCGTATATGAGCAATATCTTTGTTAGTAGTTTTATTGATAATACGTTTTCCATTTCCATCAATAGGAATTTTGCCGGTTAATCTGGCAGCGATTGATGTGTTGCTTGGATCGGCCCACGCAATTATTTTTCCAGTCTTAACTGTTGTAAAGAAGATTGATACAAAAGGATTTTCAGGATCTTGAACTCGAATAATTTTAATTTTATCATTACCCTGAAAAAGTCTTTTGATGCAAACAACTTCACCTATTTGAACGACAGGTGTTCCTGCGTATGAAACTGCTACCACTATAGTGAATAGCAGAACTATAAGTAAAAATATAATACAATTGGTCATCCATCTTTTGGACATAATACTTTTCCTCCTAATCAAATTTACATTTCATGTTATTAATTTCATCTTGATATTTTTTCAATTCATTTAATGACTCCCATGCTTCATCAATAATAGTTTGATCCAGCAAAGGAACAATGTTGATAATAAGGAAACTTATCCTTTCAACATCTTGCCCCCGAACATATGCACCTTGATCTCTTTCCCATCTTTTTGCAAATTCTTTATATTGTTCCTGACCTCTTCTTAATGGATTATCAATTTTTTTGAGGACTAGATTTAGTTCTCCCATTAACTGTAGGAAAAAGAAGCATGATGTGGGATTTAATGTTGCATTATTTAAAGTGCTGAAAACAGGAGAACTTGCAACTGCATCTGATATAATTTTAACTTGGGTTAAATTAACATCTTTAATTTTAAACATTCCAACTTGTTCTCTCATAGTCAAATGACTTTTGAAATCAAAGTCGGGTGGGACGGCAACGAACTCTGCCATAACATAATTTTTAATATGTGTATTTAATTCTCTATGATCCTGAGGATCATCAATATTCATATTCATATTATCCTCTTTAGTGGTGGCTAATTCTGATATACGGGAGTTCGCCCCAGTCATTTTTGTGTTCGAGTTCAGAAAAGATTCCACCATCTTCATCAGCGTAGCTAAAATAGTAGACATATCCTTTATCCTTATATGGTTCGATAAACTTCTTAACTTTTTCTCTTGCCTGTTTATTTTGGTTAATTTCTCCTTCTTCTTGGCATAATTCCTGCCATGCTCGATTACGCCAAAGGTCATCTTTTGATATCCCTTCTCTTATACAGAATTCTTTTTCATAATCCCAAAGACTTTGAATATCATCAATATAACCGCTTGTAATTTCTTCGACCATTTTAGGTATACATCTTAGACTAACTTTTTTGGGTCTTTGATTCATTGCATCGTTAAAAATAATTCTAGCAAAATCAGGTCTGGATATGTATGGTTGTAGATCTTCAGTTTTGGTAATCTTACAAGGCCAAATTACAATGAATGATGAAGAACTAGAATTGGTTACAAAGTCAGTTTTTATTTTCATCTTTTTTTGCCTCCATACTTTTTAGACAACGATCCATTCCTATCCCTGCGTAAACTAGTATGATAAACCAACATGCAGTCAACCCCCACCATCCAAATGCTACACATAATAGAAGATGTAGAAAGTATATAGAGAAATAAATAGCTGATGGATCAACTTTCCACTTCATTATTAATATAGTGAATATGAAAGTAAGCATAAACATAAGTACTGCACACATGTAAATTATTGCAGCCCATACTTCTCCCCTATATCCAATTATTGCAAGGACAATCATCACATTAAAGATAAAAATTTCAATATAATTTTGTAGGTTATATTGTTTTATTTCTTCTTTTATAGTATTTTGATGTTGCATTATTGTCTCCTTTCATAGTTCCAATGGACAAGATTTTTGATTACTCTTTAATATTTTTCTAAATGATTTGAAGTTCATTGAACGATTCCAGATATAGTCAATGTCTTTATCACCTTTTATTGGAACGGCCCATATACTCGACTCTGCAAAGCTACAAGGCATCATTTTCATATCGGGAGTGATGTATGCTGACATTCTTGCACCTTCACATGTATCAATTGACATCTTTTGAAGTTTATCTGGTTCAACATAACTTAAGACATGATTGACCAAACAACTATCCATTCCAATTTTAAACTTAGATTTTGTTTTGAATACAAGTTCTGCAAAAGTTGAAAATTGATACATACTGGGTCTCCACTTAAGATTAGCTCCTGCACCAGCTGGTTTAAATAATAAAAATATTACAGCATTTAATCTGTCAATGTCTACAAGACTTTCATTATCTCTGGGTTTCCAAGGATTATGTCCATATAGAATTATAAGTGATTTAAAATACGAGGTGTCAGTAAACATTAAATGAATGTTAGTTTTTACTCCGGCATCCATTAGATCTCTTAGAGCTTTATATGTATAAGATTTTCCATAATCACTAACTGCAACTGCACCACACATTTTTGATATTTCGATTTGTTTGTCTGTTAAATCAATACCGCTTGTTGTGTAGTTTGGGACAACTCCATTCTTACGAGCATATGAGATTATTTCTTCAAAGTTCTCATGTTGATTCGGATCACCCCTACCGCCCAACGCCACCTGATTGGTGTGATGTTTAACTTGGTCTATAATTGATTTAAAATCTTCGATCTTCATATTGGGTTTGTTTGAATGTCCTTGATAACAGAATTCGCATTTATGTTTACAATGTCCCATAACTCCGACATCTATCAACGAAGGAAGATATAAAGAGAATGGATCTTCTTTCCCCTTAGTTCCTCGCATTACTTCAATACCATTTGTTGTGTCAAAAAATAGTTCGTAGTCAGAGTTACCAAAAAACTTATTGAATTTCGGTTTTATCATAATCGTTTGAACTCCTTTTCTTCTGGTTTATCTTCTTCCAGAGGTCTGAGAGTTTCCATTTTTTCTTCTCGCCTTTTAACAACTTCTTTTTTTGGCGATTGCTTATCTTGTGTCTCGTCAATTTTCTCACCTTCTTCCTTTTTATTTAGTTCTTTTTTAACTTTCTCTTTCATTTCTTTTATAGCTTTTTTAGCTGAGGTGATAGCTTCACGCACGGTCTCTTTAACTTCCTCTTTCGTTTCATCTGAAATGTATTGGTCTTGGACTTCAACATCAATTTCTTTTACATCTGTATCTTTATCATCGTCACTAAAAAATAGATTATACCCGATAACACATACAATAATAATAGTTCCTATCCCTATTCCTCCACCGCTATTTTTTGACATTATACAAATCCTCCTTTCACAAAAAGTTTATTCTTCATTTATTAATATATATAGATAATGGTATAATTCATGAACAATGTCTTAGCGAGTTTAGAACAAAATATAAAATTGGCCTCTGGTAATATAATGAACTATATAGATAAAATTTTAGAGGAAGTTGAAGATAATGAGTCTGTTGGTACGTTTGCAATCGACTCGTTTCCCAAAAGTCAAAAAAAGAAGAAAAGACAAATTATAAGAACCCTTTATCCTGAGGGTAAAGATGAACAAATTCCAAAAAGAGCAATGATTGATCTTGATGGAACAATTCATAGATATTCCAAAGGATATAAAGATGGTGCAATTTATGACAATGCATTTGATGGTGCAAAAGAAGTCATTGATTGGTTAAAACGAAATGGTTATGAAATAGTTATATTTACTACAAGAGCATCAAAACAAAATGCTGATGAACTTGGAGGTGATCATAAAGATCAAATAAAGAACGTTGGTAAGTGGTTAAAAGATAAAGGTATTTATTTTGATCGGATTACTGCTGAGAAACTTGCAGCAGATTTTTATATTGATGATAAAGCTATTAGTATTTATAATGGTAATTGGAAAAGTGTTTTAAAGGTTATAAAGAAACGCATTAAGTATAAAGTTGCTTAAATACTAAGTAACTAAGAGGAGACAAAACAATGGGTATGAGATATTCATTTTCCGAACTTGGACAAAATATTTTAACAAGAAAGTTTGGTGGAACAAATGCAGGGGTTGCAGACCCTTACACTACAGGTTATCATTTCATTTGGTTTGATAAAATGCCAGCTGGTTTATTAACTTATACTAGACAAGGGATTAGTGGTTTAGCAAACATTGGAGAAATACAAGCAGTACTTGCTGCATCCTGTCTATCGGTTACACCCCCAGGTGGAACTCTAAATAAAATTGAGTATACTGGACTTGGTGGAGTAAAATGGGCTGTGCCGGGAAACATCGACTATGGAAATACTGTATCTGTAAAATTCTTAGAATTCAATAAAACCCCAATTCTTGATATTATGCATTCTTGGGTTAAAATGATAAGAGATTATAGAACTGGTATTACTGAATTAGTAGATGGAACAGAAGGCGAAGGATATACAAAGAAAACTTATGCCGGTCTTATGTATTACTGGACTACAGCGCCTGATGCTAGAACGGTAGAATATTATGCATGTTATGATGGTGTATTTCCAGGAAAAGATCCACAAGATTTATTTACAAGTGATGTTGAAACAGTTGGTAGATTAGATCTTGAGATCGAATTCAATGTAGATTACGCATGGCATGAACCTTGGGTATTGGAAAAATGTTCTAAATTTGCTGCTTCATTTGCTAAACAAGCACAAGTTATTGATGGTTATAAAAGCGTTATATCAGCTGGTGGAGAGGGTCCACGAACATAATTGAGGTAAAACCAATGTTACAAAAATCTTATCTTAAAGTTATCGCTGCATATATTATTGATGAATCTCACTTTTCAAAATATGCTAAAATTCAGATGCTTCGTTTCATTGAGAATGATGCATCTGAATCTCAGTTAAAAGTATTTATTACTGAAGGTAAAATACAAAGTGAGGGTGAGAACATATCAGAAATTGCTCCTATTGCTGTTGCATTAGTAATTGGTGCTGGCCTTGCAGTTGGAAAGGTAGCATACAATAGATTTTTTAGTGATGTTGCTAAGGCATGTGCTGGAAGAAAGCAGGATGACAAAAGAAGATGTATACGAGATTTTAAACTGAAAGCAAGTTATGCTAAATTAACAGCATTAAAGAGGGAAATGGGAAAATGTAATCAAACAAATAATGTAAAAAAATGTAGAAATACTTTTATTAAACATATGAACAAGATTGAAAAACAGATTCAAAAAGATAGAGTTATTTAGGAGGTAGTTAAAAGATGGATATTAATAGAATGAAGTTGGGTCTTGTATATATTTTTTCAGAGAATAAAAAGATATCAAAACAAGCAAAACTTCAACTTATAAATTTTATTGAGCAAGCTGATGAGTATCAATTGAAAGTTTTAATGATGGATGGTGAACTTGTATCTAAAGATAAATTGGATGAACAATCATGTGAGATTATTGATGATAGGTTTGATGTTAGTCTATTAAACAATATTTCTAGTGCAGCTTTAAAAGGTATTAAAACTGCTATAACTTTAAAGCAATAAAATAAAAGAATAATAATATAGAAACGAAAGAAAGGAGATATAGAAAATGACATTCAAAGGATTTGCAGTAGAACTCCCGGTGTATGAAGTAATCACACCACAAACCAAACAATCGTTTACTTTAAAAACTCTTAATGTACAAGAGGAAGAAAAGTTAAAAGGAAGTTTAGTTACTCCAGCAAAAATTGCTGAGCACTTAAATACTTGTATTTTTGACTCTCTGGTATCTAAACCAAAAGGTATTACAGATCTTGACTCTTTTCTTCGTAGTGTAACATTAAAAGATAGAGATGCTCTTTTATATGGTCTTTATCATATTACATATGAAGAAATAAGAAACTATCAGGTAAAATGCACATCTTGTGCTCATGAGTATGCTATAACTATACAAGCATCAAGTACATTTAATTTTAATTCTTATCCAAACAAAAACATTCTAACAGATAGACAAAAAATTGAACTTCCTGTTTCAAAAGGTGTTTTCGTAACTGTTAAGCAACCAACTCTATTTGATGAAATCTCAAGTATAACACAATTGGGAAATAGACCTGGAAGTACAATTGAACTTATAACAGAAACTCTTATTATTGATAAATTTGAACAAGAGGTTCAAGATAAAAAATCGTCAGTCGTTTATTCTGATAGAATTGACATTATTGATGCTTATCTTTCATTACCTGCTAGAGATAAACGTGTTATATATCGCACATATGAAAAGGCGTTTGGAGATTATGGTGTTGAGTTAAAGATGAAAAGTAATTGCACTAGTTGTGGCAATCAAGATAATTATGACATTGACTTAGTGGAAAGCTTTTTTCGAGCATTGTTCTCAGGATAATCAAATTTCAGATTTTAAGGATGGTCTTGCTGAGAACATTTTTGCATGTATGGAGATGAGTAAACAATCATATGTAGATATTATGCTTATGCCAGTTAAGAGATTTAAAGATTATCTTACTTGGAAATCTAAGTTAGAGGAAGAAAAGCAAAAAAGGTTTGACGAGGAAAGTAAAAAATATGGCTAATATGTTAAATAGATTTAATGAAGCAGTTGCTGGCTCAAATTTTAAATTAGCTGATTATACTTCAAAAGTTAGTGTTAGAGGAGATTTTAAAAGAGTTTCATCTATAGAAGTTCTTGTTAGTTCTTGGAATAATATATTAATGACTCCAAGAAGAACTTATCAGTATGATCCTGAGTATGGAAGTAATCTATATAAAATGGTTTTTGAGCCTGCTGATCAGGTAACTGTTAGTAAAGTTATAGATGAAGTTACAGCGACTTTATTAAAATATGATGATCGAGCAAATATTGAAAATGTAAATGTTACGTTTTTCAAAAACTTAAAAGGTTTTTCTGTTGCAATAGATGTTAATTACCAAGGAGAAACTGGTCAGTTAGAAGTTATCATTGATGAAGCTACATACTTTAAATTTTTTGAAGCATCAGATTCACAATAAGGGGTTATAAAATGATTACACAAGATGACAGAAATATTTTAAGAGATGTTGGTAGAAAGTATTTGCTTGACATTGCTTTTGATAGTCAGATATTAAAAAATAAACTTACATTTAAAGAACATGTTGATTTGTGTAACTTCATTGGTGAACTATCATATGAAGATGTTATAGGACTAACTATCACAGAAGATATTAAAGAGTTTGAAAGTAAGTTTCGTAAATATCTGAAATATGGTTTTGCTGCAATTGCAGGAGGTATTGGTGGTGCGTATGCTGCCGGTGCGGCC